GTATTTGTATCTTGGGTTTTCTTTTACCCACTTCTTGTAGCTTTGGAATAGTTCTAATAGGTGTTCAGGACTATCTATTTTTCGTGGTCTTCCTACTTTTGCCATTTGTTAGTTCGTGTTTTTCTATTTGGTTTCTACATATTGCGTATCTCTGGTCTTGGTCTTTGTATTCTCTGACCATAGTATCGTCCATCATACATCTTTGGAGGAACTCTCCTTTTTGTTCTTTAGGTAGTGGTGTCGGTAAAGGCATCTTTTACTTTTTTAAAGTGGTCTAAGAATTCGTCTTCTGTTAGTTCTTCTAAGCACATTAAACCATCAGCATCTGTGAAGTATTCAATTAAGTGGTGTCCGTCTTTTCGTATCCTTTCCGATAGAGAGTGGGCGTACTCAATCAAATCTTTGCCGTAGTCTAATATGTAGTATCTCATCCTTTGTACTCTTCAAATACCTTTTGCATCTTCATTACAATCTCACGGAAACAAGAAGCACAAGATGTAGGCTCTTGACGTAAGTTAAAGACACGGTTGTAAATTGCAATCAATCTTGTTTGTTCAGTAGGTCTGAATGTTTGTTGAGTGAGTACTCCTGATTCGTTTAACCAAGTGTATTCCTCTTCAGTTAAGCAGTTCGTGTTTCTGTACGGGAATAACTCATTGAGTTTCTTTTTACGTTCTTCGCAGTTACAATCTTCGCCTAAGACGAATTTAGCTACTGATGCAATTCCAGTTGCCTCTAATACTTTCTCTACTGTATCTCCTAAGCCAGTTGATTTCTTTACTTGTCTTTTAGCCATTGTTTTTGTTTTTAAAATATTCTTTACTTAATTCTTTAAGGTCATTTCTGAGCATTTTGTTTTCGTGTTTTAGTTGCTCAATTTGGTCAGCCATATCATTGAAAAACTTTGCGTTTGCTTTAGCCTTTTCTTTATAGCTTGCGAGCTTCTCGTCTAATGCTTGCAGTATGTGTTTCATATTAATTCAAAATCGTTATTCAAATAATCAGACCAATCGTCTCCTACGTTTTCTCTTAGACGTTCCTTGCAGTTCTTTAGTGTGTTGTAAATTGATGTTAGACTGATGTTAGTTTCGCTTGCGATGTCTCTCATTGACATATCTTCTTTGAGATAGAGTGTGAATAGTTTAGTGTCGTACCAATGCCAATTCAGTATCTCTTGTTTTATTCTTGCGTCTAATCTTTCGTATGCTTCGTGTTTCTCTACCTCTGGTGCTTCGTCTGCCACATCTCTCAACTCGTCTACACATATTAACTCCTTAAAATACTTTTTGTTATTCGTATGAGTAGCGTTTCTAAGCATTATCCACATCAAAGCTCTGTTTGGTTCTCCGTCTTTGATTATTTTTTCGAGGTATTCGTATTTATGTAAGCGGAGATAAACGTCTTGCACTACATCATCTGCATAGTCCACTTCGCCAAAGCCTTTCACTATGCCTACCCACTCTTTGTGGTGCTTAGATAGTATTGTAAGTGCATCCATAGTTGGTTAATTTCTAAACAAATATAAGACTATATTTTAATCTAACAAGTTGCCTACAAAAAAAGCCACTCGTTAAAGTGGCTCTAAATCATTCAAATAAATCTCTCGGCTTACGTATCTATCCAGCTTGTGAAGTGTGCTTAGAGTGACGTCTTTACCGTTCAGAAAGTTGTTTACTTGGAAGTGGTGCATCTTTACACCTGATTGTTTTATCTCCTCAACTATTTGGTTTCGTGTTTTCCTATTGAGGATGATGTGAATCTGCTTCCGTAAGTCCGAATCGTTTATATACATATCTTAAAAAGGTAGGTCATCATCAATACTATCTCCGATTGGTGCACGTTCAGCAGGTGCTACGTAAGGTTCGCTAAATGATGCTGAGAAGAAACTTCCGTTCTTACCTTGTTTTACCCACAAGGCTACTTCCATTTCTTTTCCGTTTACGTTTACTTTACCTCTGTAATCAGGATGCTTGTCGCTCGTCTTTTTGTCGTTTTTAAAGATTGCTCCAGTGTTTAACTTGTTTTCCACTATATTTAATTTAAAAGGTTACTAATTATTGCTGCTATGATTAATGTTAGAACTACTGAAATCAGTATAATAGTTCCATAAGCTGCCATCTCTTCTCGTCTGTCGTCTTTGTTTAGTTTCATTGTTCTTGTTGTTTAGTTAGTTTCTCCCAAATAGTATCTACTTTGTACTTATCACATACTTCTTTGGTATCAGGTAATATTATGAATGTTTTACCCATAGGTTGTATTCTTGTTGAGCTTTCGCTATGACTTTCAATGCAAGTATGTTGAAGTTTATACCTTCTTCCTTTTACTTTACCATCCCATTCATCATTACAAGATGCTAATACCATTAAAATCATCGCAGTTAATAAAATTCTTTTCATTGTTCTTGTTTTTTAGGTTTAGGTAATATTCCGTCTTTAATTAGTTTGTTCCATTCAATTCTTTCTTGGTTCTTTCCCAAATAGAAAAACACGAATGCTACCAATACAATTGGTACTATAAATAATGCTATCATTGTTCTTGTTGTTTAAATTTCAAAATCATTCTTAACAAATTGATATATAAGATAATACGATAATGCAAGAGGTATAATGCATAATGCTACTAATTCTAATATTGGAAATAAATATATTAATCCAATACATCCAATTATTAAAATGATAATAATAGATGTTATTAAATGTGTCTTCATTGTTCTTGTTTTTTACATTAAGTGTTCGTCAGCCATTGATGTATAGCCTTTGTCAGTTACAATGATGTGGTCAAGTACCCTTATCTCAAGCACCTCGCCCGCCTTGACAAGTTGCTTGGTCAGCTTGATGTCTTGCTCACTCGGTTGTGGGTTACCACTCGGGTGGTTGTGCGCTAATATTATTGAATGGCCACCTGCAAGCAGTGCCTTGGTGAAGATAACCTTGGCGTCAACTACAGTACCCGCAGTGCCACCACTTGATATCTTGCTGTACCCAATTATCTCATTGGCTCTATTGAGAATGATCATCGCACTCTCCTCCGTCCACAAGATTGTGTCAGCGTCAAAGATTGAATAGAAGAATTGATAAGCAGTCTTGCTACTCGTCACTTGGTATGTTGAGCCATCGCCAGCTTTGCGCTCAACTCTAATTTTTAATTCAGGCAGTTGCATAAATCTTTACATTTAATAGTTGGAAAATATAGTCGGGCTCAAGCCCATAGTCCATGAGTACATCATCGGGATACTCATTCTCAATTACAATGCGGTCACGCATCTCGTCAATAATCTCATTGATGTAGTTCGCATCATACCCTTGATGCAGTAGTGCTTCACTTAAGCCCATGATATTCTTTTTTAAAGTAAGTAAATAGTTCTTTTTTAGTCTTGAATCGTGCAGTCCACATCGACTCTTGTGTGGCCCATTGTCCATCAACTATGCACGCATTTCCATCGGCAATGTACTCGTTGAATGCTTGTCTAATTGTACGCATCACAAAGGCCATGTTTGTGCTTGTCTACCTTGACCTTTGGATAGTGCGTCTTGTAGGCATCGCAGGTTTGATACTTGGTTGTCTTGCATGATGATAACAAAGCCACCAAAGCGGTGGCTATAATCATGATGTAAAGGAATAGTGTACGTTTCATTTCTTTGTTGGTATTAAGATTTGGTTTCCGGCACGGTGAGGGCGTAACTCCCATGTGTACCCCTTGTTTAAGTAGAATGACTTGTGGTCGTCAATGTTTATGGCAATCATTGCCTTATTGCCACCCGATGCGAAGACCTTTTCAAACTCCATGCCTGATAAGTCTATCTCAGCATCTTTCCCGTCATCATACTCATGGAACACAGCCCGTACAATAGGCTCTTGACTCTTGGTTGATGCGTCAATCATTGCCTTGATTTGTTGGCCCGTGAACTCAAGCATATCATTGAAGGGTTGCTCGGCTATGAGGTTAGATAGTTTCTGCTTCCACTCATAACACGCCACCTCCCATATCCTTTTGAACTCATCTCGAGTAACTTTGAATACATCACGGTCAATGGGTTTGTCCGTTAGCATATCTCTGTAATACTCAACAAATTCTCGTGGCAATACCTCTCGGTAGTCGTCTATGTCAACATCAAATAATAGAACCCCGTCCTCGTCAATAGTGTAGTAGCAGTCATCGGCAGTGCCGTCAAACCCTTCGCTACCTTGCCACCCGTTTTGGTTCATCTCAGTTACGAATGCTTCTAATACATCACCACCTCTCGTGGCAATGTTCTTGTGTTTAAAGTTTTTGTTCATGTTTGTTTACTTTATGTCAATTAATTCTCCATTCCATTCTTTGCCATTGAGATACCACTGCCAATTGCGTTGGTATATGTTGACGCCTGGCAATGCGTTCAAACGCTCTTTAGTTGTGTTAGTAAGCCAACCGCACGCCGATACGCTCAATGTACGCTCGGGGTCGTTGTACCTGTAGGCAATGGGATGCCCATACAAGCGCATGACTGTGACATTGGGTTGCACCTCAATTGTCATGTTTGACTTTTTGAATGAGCGCCCCTGCATGAAAGCGCTCACTGCCTCGTTTGTTATTTTTCTCATTTCTTTTCCAATTTTGTAGCGGAAATAATTCCACCTGTGAAGTAAAGTAAAGCCAATAAAATACTACCTTGCAATTTAGTTTGGTTGTGCTCAAGTATAGACACGAACATACTTGCCATGCCTACACCAAAGCCGAATAAACATAGGATAAAAAGCGCTCTCATTAGTTCAATAATTTTGCGGGTTCAAACTCACTCTTGCCAATTACATTCTTATTTGCTCCCGTCATGGCGCAAAAGGTCATGTCATAAATTATGTCACTAAAGCGCTTGAAACTATTGGCTTCTGCACTTAAGGTAATCGTAGGTGCTACGATGCCTCCGAATAGGTCGGAAATATTCACAGGCTCGCAACCTTGAATGTTTAGCACTACGTCAAATTTGCGGTTGAAACTGAACCCCTTGATGCTCATTTTGTAGCGCTTCATGTTTGCGCGCGCGGTTAAAACTTTGTTTGCCAAAGTGAACGCGATTTCGTCAATTTTGATTGAGTCAATTTGCACGTTCGCAACACTTAATTTATTCGCGCCTTGCACGAATTCAATAGATAAATTTGTTTTTTTCATGATTGAAAAATTTTAAATAGGTTTGAGCACTGCAATGAGCCTAAGCAACGCACGTAATTTGTGCGCACCTACATACGTGCGGACGTATGTATGCACCTATTATTTTTGCCTCGTTCCGTTCCGATATAATCGGCTAACTATTTCTCAAGTTAGTACGTGTGGTCACCACGTGCGCACGTATGCGCATACCAATAAATTACTTTTTGCGCTTCGCGCGCCTTGCCTCGCGTTGTTTGTCCGCGCGTTCACTCTTTGCCATTACGCGCACAACCGAATTAAAGGCCATGTCTTTGTAGGCCTCAACACGTACACGTTTAGCGCCGTTCGTTGTATCCTTTTGGTTGTGCTTAACCTTTGTTTCAGTAGTCAACACTAACAAACCCCCTTTTGTATATATATGGGTGCTTGTCTTGGTTGTTGCGTTGTGTGTTTGGCGTTGTTTCATGGTGCAATACTACGGAGTATTTCGAGAATAACAATAGGTAGTTCATTAAAGAATTTTATGTACATCATAAATTTTCGTTATACCTTAGTATCTATAAGGGTTTCAGAAGGGAAAAGGGTTAAAAAAAATTTTTGCGTTGGTTGGGGTTGGGCTAATTTTACCACTTAGATAGGCACTTATTGTACTTTTTACAATAACTACTTTTTTGGATCCGTTTCGGTGACTTATTGTACATTTTACCAAAAGTAATTGGGTTGACTTATTGTACTTTGTACCATAACTAACTTGATACTTATTGTACTTATTACCATAACTAAATACTTATTGTACTTTGTACTATAACTAAAGGGAAGCTCTCTGACTTATTGTACTATGTACTATAACTACCACGCCAAACGAACCGGTGGGACTTATTGTACTTTGTACCATAAGTACTTATTGTACTTAATACAAAAAGCCTAAAAAATCTGAAAGGAATTTACTAAATCAAGACCCCCCTATGCGAATTAAACCCGTTTCCGCAGACGCGCCCGCTCGCGCAGATCGGTATATCACCCTAAACCCCTATGTATCTAATCACTATATTTGCATAAACTAATAACACACGTATGATGATGAAAAAAGAGATGTTAGCTAGCATGGTCAATAGACCGATTAGCAATGGTGTCACGGGCATCCAAGCGGCTGTTGCAGCCAAGAAGATGCGTAAGCGTGAGGAGAAGATTTCGATGATGGTTGAGGCTGATGTAAGAGCTGAGATGAGAGAGCAGATGAATGAGTATATGATGGGTCCTTCATGTCGATAATTTTTCAGAGTTTAAGGAAAGAGGGCATTTTAGTCCTCTTTTTTTATTTCTCTATTTTATACTTTCTTCTTTGATATAGAATTGAATGTACTATAATTGACATAGTAATGTCTTTTTTATGTTACTTAACTTATTGATTATTAATTAAATGTCGATAATGTCGATTTTTAATCTAAACTAGATTTAAAAAAAATAATAAAAGGAGGTAATAAAATATATATATATATAGGGAAGCTAAAAATAAACATAGCCCTTGGTTGAATAAAGTTTGTAAATTTGAGTTCTACTTTAGTCGTTGTAAAACGAAGTAATTGGGGTATCAGTTGAAAGCGGTGCCCCATTATTTGTTTTATCACAATAATTAATATCTTTGTGACAAATTAATTTTAATCTATGGAGAATTTAGGATACTCACCCAAGGACATCCGTTTTGGGGATCTTGGAAGAGAGAAGCTCATCAATGGTATTCAGAAGATTGCCGGAGCTGTTAAGAGCACATTAGGCCCAAGAGGTAACACAGTGCTAATTGAATCACCGAATCATACAGGAAGCATTACAGTCACCAAGGATGGTGTAACTGTGGCTAAGGCTGTTGACTTGCTTGATCCTGTGGAGAACCTTGCGGTTCGTATGATGAAGGAGGCGGCGGACAAGACTGCCACCAATGCTGGAGACGGTACGACAACTGCCATTGTGTTGACTGAGGCTTTGGTCTTAAATGGTGACAGCGTAATTACTCCTGAGCTAAATCGCATTCAGGTGCTTCGTCATTTGACTGAGGAGAGTGAGCAGGTCATTGAGCGATTGAGAAAGCGCAAGAAGAAGGTGACCAAAAAGATGTTGGGTGACGTAGCGACAATCTCTGCTAACAATGACAAGACGATTGGTGGTATCATTGCACGTGTGTACAATGAGATTGGGACCAATGGTATTGTTACTGTTGAGAAGTCGCAGACCAATGAGACATATGCTGAGAGCACGCATGGCTTCAAAGTTCAGCGTGGGTACTACTCGCCGTATTTCATCAATGACCACAAGCGTGACGAGTGTGTGTTTGAGGATGTGATGGTGTTGGTGTGTGACGCTGAGATCCATAATATTTTGCAGCTTGAGAATATTCTTAAGCCAATCATCCAAGAGGGCAAGCGCTTGTTAATCATTGCGCCGTGCGCCGGTGGTGTTATCAGCACATTGGCAGCCAATGTCGCAAAGGGTAACCTCAAGGTGTGTGCAATTGAGCCGCCGAGCTTTGGGTATAAGAAGCATGAGCTGATGAGTGACATTGCCTTGGCTGTAGGTGCCAAGTACTTCAGTGAGAAGACAGGTGATGACTTAAGTTTGATGACATACGCTGACCTTGGTCATGCTGCCAAGATTATTGTTGACTCGCAGAACACTGTGATCATCAACTCACCGGCACGTACTGACGAGGAGGCTGTTGAGGAGCGTGTTGCTCAGTTATGGGCAGCTCACGCTGAGGCGACTAAGAAGCATGACAAAGACTTTATCTTGTCTCGCATCGCATCACTTACAGGTGGTGTTGGTGTCATCTACGTAGGTGGGGCTACTGACATTGAGCAGAAGGAGTTGTATGACCGTGTTGATGATGCGGTGTGTGCAGTACGCTCAGCTTTGGAGGAGGGTATTCTTCCCGGAGCAGGTAAGGCCCTTCTTGATGAGGCCATTAAGCTGAAGAACTTAAAGGGTGAGACTGCTGAGATGCAGGCGGCACTTCGCATACTATCTGACGCTATTGCTACGCCAAGCGCACAGATACTTCTCAACGCAGGGTTAAACCCACAAGAGATCTATGGCATTGAGTACTCATTCTTGGAAGAGGGGTTCGGCTACAATGTGAAGACAGGTGAGCGTGGTGACCTCATTGAGATGGGGGTAATTGACCCGTTTAAGGTGACACGCAGTGCACTGCAAAACGCAGTGAGTGTGGCTACAACAATTTTATCAACTGACGCCATTATCACGATGGCTCGAACATATGAGGCAAGATGATAGCTATAGGCAAACACATTATCATTGAGACAATTGAGAAGGAGGTCAAGACTGAGTCAGGCCTCCTCCTTAGTGCGCATGACGCAAATGACTTTCGCTATAAGATGGGCAAAGTAGTGGCTCCGGGCACTGACGTGTTGAACATCAAAGCTGGCGATGAGATCTACTATGACAAGGCCGGTTCATACACCATGGTCATCAGTGACAAACCGTACACGATCATTCAGGAGCGTGACGTTGTTGTTGTTGTTTGATGTAATCATTCAGCTCAATAATTGACGCTTGGTATACTGCCGCTCTAAACCTCACGTTCTTTTTGAACATGGGGTTATTTCTATATGTGGTAGGAATCTCTTCACCGTTGAGCTTGTTGTAGATTGAGGTGACCATACGCTTGGCTTTAAACGACAGCCTGTAGATAGCTCGGGTATTTGTCTTTGGATCATACTTTCTAAATGAGTCGATCCATCCATCACGCATCAATCTTTTAAATCTCTGCTTATCCCACGGTAGCACTCTATTGAACTCTTGGAACTTTGCTTTTGAGAAGTACGGCTCTGAGTACAAAAAGAGGATCATATCGAGCTCAGCTTGGCCTATGCCATATTTAATCTTAACGTATTGTCTGACAACACGCCAATACTTCAGGTAATCTTTCATGTAATTAAATTTTATTAAATTTGTCTTACAAAATTACCAATAAATGGCTGAAGAAAACAAAAATAACTTCTCGTCTGCTAAGACATCGTCACTTAAACGTGACCTGATGGACTTAAATATCAAAAATTCGCAGGCTTTGAAGCTTATGGATGAGAAATATGCGGTAAAAAACCAACTCGGACGCCAAAAACGCAACCAAGCAGGCACTTCACGCATGGGTGGCCTTGCGCAGTTGGGTAGTGCAACAAGTATTGACCTGCCGCAAGGCTATATAAGACCTAAAAATGGCTGATAAGAGCAAGATGAAATGCAATGCACCTCGTCCTTCTGACCGTCCGGGTAAGAAGCGCATGGTAAAAGCCTGTGATAACGGTAAAGAGAAATTATTGCATTTTGGTGCTAAAGGATATAAGTCGAATTATTCTGCAGAAGCAAGAAAAAATTTTCGTTCTAGACATAGTTGCGATACAGCTACGGATAAATTAACACCACGATATTGGGCCTGCAAGAATTTATGGTCTTCGGGAAGCACTAAATACCTTAAGGGTAAATAATGAGACATTTTGTTTATAAAACGACTTGTGTTTCTACAGGAAAATACTACATTGGAGTTCATTCTGAAAGAAGGGCATCTGATGGATATATAGGATGTGGAATTTGCAGCGATGGTTCTGCAAAATCATTAAAAAGAAAAGGAATAAAGTCAGCTCTTATTGATTCTGTTATAAAATACGGATACAAAAATTTTAAAAGAGAGGTATTAAAAGAATTTAATTCTGTTGAAGATGCCTATAAGTTTGAATATGAACTTGTAAATGAGGAATCAATACTAGATGAAAAATGTTTAAACATTAAAATAGGCGGCATAGGCGGATTAAATCCTAATTCATGTAAAAGCATAGAGATAGTAAATACAAAAACAGGTGAGATTCATTTATTTCAATCTCAATCAGAATGTGCTAGCTTTTTAGGATTACAAAATATAAGCGGTAAGAAAAAATTCTTAAAAAACCTATACATTGTTAAAGGCTTTGAAAAACCAATTACAATTAAAAAGCCAAATGAGAAGCCAATGCATTTTTATGATGTTTCTCAGGCTGCTGAATTTACATCTATAAGTGTTTTTAGTTTAAATAGGCTTTTATCAGGAGAAAGAAAGTCATGCAATGGATGGTTTCTTGCTGATTTTGATTTTAGTTCTTCATTCTATAAGAATGCAAAATCAATAAGAAAAAATACAGTAAATTTACAACTATGAAAGACGCCTGCTACAAAAAAGTAAAGGCATCGTATGATGTATTCCCTTCAGCAAGGGCTTCACAGGCTATTGCTAAATGTCGCAAGGAGTCAGGTACTGTTCGCAAGACTGAGAAGGGTGCTAGTCTGAAGAGATGGGAGAAAGAGAAGTGGGTTGACACAAGAACAGGTAAGGCTTGTGGTGCAGGTGGTAAGAATGAGTACTGCCGACCATCAAAGAGGGTGTCTGACAAGACGCCTGTCACCAAAAGTGAGATGAGTCCATCAAAACTTGCAGCTAAGAAGGCTGAGAAGTCAAGAGTAGGTATGGGCAGAAGAGTAAGTAACGTCAAAAAATAAATAATCATGAAAAAGCAAGGATTCAATGCAAAGATGGACGAGTCAATGGCTGCTCGCAACGGTAAGAAGAAGCAAACGCTTAAAGATCGCCGTGATGAGGCTAAGGCAATGAACAAAAAGTCAACAGGTAAGGCATATGCCTCTGTTAAGACAATGGACAAAAAGAAAAAGTAATGAAACTCACGAGTACAAGCAGAGGCCTTGGTGATACAATCCACAAGGTCACTAGTGTAACAGGCATCAAGAAGATTGCTGATACAATTGCTCAAAAGAAGAAGGGAACAGCTGAGTGCACGCCATGCGAGAAGCGCAGACAGGCACTGAACAAGGCCTTCCCTTACAAGAAGTAATTCCAAAACGAAGTAATCGAGCCGCCTTAGGGCGGCTTTTTCATTGTCTAAAAATCCGTATATTTGTAAAAAATTTAATGATATGACAAAGGAACAAGCAATTAACGTATTGGAGCAAGCATTGAACGCTGCGACATTGAAAGGAGTTTATAATATGGCTGATGTGCAGGCTATCATAAATGCACTGAGTCTATTGAAGCAAGACTAAGAGAAGGCCACCTAAACGGTGGCTTTTTCATTTTAAAATATTCTGTATCTTTGTCTTATTAATTTATATAAGAGATGGCATATCAAAAATTACAGGTATCAAGAGCTTTACAAGTCATAAACTCTGATAACGTCAACCTACCTTATCCTAATATTGTTGAGGAAGGTACAAGCACTTCAGTTGTTGCTAATCAGCTTGTAGACTCAGCAGCTGCCTTTTCATCTTTGAATGTTCAGGTTGGTGATGTCGTATACAATACCACTACATCTACAGCTGCTAAAGTTGTAAGAGTTGTAGATAACAATACAATTGTTCTTAACGCTGACATTTTCCTAGCTGCAGGTAACGCATATAAGGTTTATGCTCAGAACATCAAAGCTGAGGGTTGTGTTCTTTATGTTGGTACTGGAGGAAACCTTCACGTGTTAACGCATGGTGGTGATGATATTGTATTTGCAAATGTTGTTGGTGGAACATTCTTACCTGTTCAGATCCTTAAGGTATTCGCATCAGGTACAGCAGCAAGCAATATTGTAGCCCTTTGGTAGAATGATCAACGGTATTCAAATAACAATTCAGGTAGCTGTAGACGGAAGACATATTATTCCGACTACACCACCTGTTCCTATTAATGTAAGAATTACTGACGACAACATTTATCGTATTACTGACGATGATGAATATAGAATAATTGACTAATTATGAGTTATAAAATTATAGACCTACCTTCTTTAGGTAGACCATTTAACGCAACTGATATCATCGAGGTATCAGCTGATGGAACAGGTAGCTACAAAGCTAATATCGGAAACTTTACATTGGGTGGTGAGAACTACATCTTTGTAAACTCAAACGGTACTATTGAAGAAAATGGTGCTGCCGTTAAGTCTGCATACCTGTATGCTCAGACACTTACACCAAATGGCAATCCACTTAGTTCTAATAATAGAATTACCATTCTACTTGCACCGGGATACTATGGATTCAATGAGGCTATTGATGGTCAGTTTATGGTAAACCAATCATTCATTGACTTTGAGTCATTGACAGGCTCTCGTGACGTATACTTCTCAAGCATTGAGGTATTTAGTTTAGGTAGTGGTATTGATGTTAAGTTATCAGGAATTGACACTACAATGAATAGTTTTTATTCTCATGGTGCATTTGCTGTAACAACAGCTGCAGGTCCATTTGAGAATATCCAAATTAAAAACTGTAAAGGTGGGCTATATTCATTTAGTTCGTATTCTATTGCATTTAATGGAACATACGAAAACTGTGAGGGAGCTAATTTCTCATTTGGATACGGCTCTCTATTTGTGCCTCCAATGGGTATAATGGGTATTTTCTCTGATACATTTACTAACTATGGTACAATGAGAAACTGCCGAGCAGTTAGTAATTCATTCTGCTATACTGATAATTCAGGTACAGGTGGCTCATATAATTATGGTACAATTGAGAACTGTGTTGCAAGTGGAAATCAGTCATTTGTATATGGACGAAATGATGCAGTAAACGGAGGTGTTATTAGAAACTGTATAGCTCAAGATAGTTCTTTTGTAAGTATGTTTGCTGCAGGAGGACCTTTTCCATCAGGATATCCTCAGAACTACGGTACTATTCAAGATTGTATAGTTACAGGTGGACCTGTAGGTGCTAATTATTCATTCTGCGGATGTGTATTCTCAAATCAACCACCATCAAATGGAGGAGTGATTATTAACTGTGCTGTTAATTCAAACGGAAGTGCTCATTTCTGCGCTGATGTTGTTACAAGAACAGGGCAAAATAGTGGTACAATATTTAACTGCTATGCAAATAATTCAGCAACTACATTCTGTGGTAACCTAGGTACAAACTCAGGAATAATTGACAATTGTGTTGGAGGTCCTTATTCATTCTGTGCTGACAATTTAGCATTCCTAACAGGACAGATTAGAAGATGCACTATGAGCGGTTTTAATTGGGGTGCTGGACCTACAGGGGGAGGACGAGTTGTTTTAGGAATTGACGATACAGGAGTAGTAAATATTTAAGATATGAAAAGATATACTTTTAATGAGCAGTGGCTACATATCCCTAATGTTGAATTGACAGCAGAGGAGGTTGAGGCACTACGAGGCAAAGATGAAGAGAAAGCACAGGAGGCTAGAGACGCAATTAATGAGCGAGCTAAGCCAATTCCTGCCACTGACGAAGAGATTGACGTATTAACTGATATATATGGCGACCACCTCCCTAAAATGGAGGAGAGTGACGTATTTGAGTTTATGTCTTTCAATGTTGCAGTAGGTAACAACAAAGCAGTTGGTAGCTTTAACTATAAGCTAAATGGTAATCACATTAACGTAATAATTAGCTAAGATGTCAGTAAATCAAAAAATATCAGGTGATTTAACAGTAGATGGTTCTATTATTGGTGGAGGTATTGTACCTAATATCACAGCGCAGAATTATTTACCTGTATTGAAATTAAATCCTGACCCAACTTTAGAATCAAGTGGTTTTTACTACAATAATGGTAGTTTAAATGCTTTATATCATAAGGCAACTGATTTTGGAAATCCAGGTCATAATTTTATAGCTGATAATAATTCAGGTGTTTATCAATTAGGTGTATTGCCTGATGGATTAGGATGGCCAAATCCTAACACGGGTATTAAATTTGATTCATTCAATAATATTTTAAATATCACTTGTGGCAGTCCATATAACGCAAAGTTTAGTGTTGCTTTTGGTCAAACATATATTCAAGGTGGAGATATGGGTATGGGTTTTGTACAAATGAGCGATTGGGCTACTTCTCTAAATAATTTTCAGGGAAATGTTACTATTCAATCCCCAAATGGAATAAGCATGTATTCTAACGATGCAGAGGTTTATATGTTTGCACAGCGTGTAAATATGCAAGCAATGGATAAAGTAATATTCCAAGCACCTGATGTAAGATTTGCAGACGCTTCAATGTTTGAAAACGGTCCAAAAACTCAAACAAATAGATATTTGAGAATTCTTGATGAAAATCAAGTTGCATATTACTTACCACTTTACCAATAATTAAAAATAAAAGAAAATGGCTTTATTAGTAAAAAACGCAAAGTTTAGAAACGCTGAGATTACTGCTCCTGAATTATATGTGAGACTTCAGTACACTTGTCCTGCGGATGGGACAAAAGCAAACGCAAATTTATTAGTTGGAGTAGACAAACAAGCTACATTGACAAATAAATTAATTGCTACAGATATTCCTGAATATATGTTAGTTCAAATCCCTGAAGGTCAAAATCAAGATTTGTCAGTGATTCATCAACTAATCAAGGCTGAACTAGAGTCAAAAGGTTTAGAAGTAACTATTCAGCTTTAACAAATGGCAAAGGCTCAAGCTTCATCAGGATTCATAGCAAAGCCTAAGGCAAAGCGCCCGGGTGTACACGCTAAGAGTAAGACAAGTAAGTTGAAAACAAGCAAGAACTATACTAAGAAGTATAGAGCTCAAGGAAAATGACGGTAACGATGGCGGATATTTGGATGTTGATTCTTGGCTCAGTGGTAGCCATAATTGGGTATTTTCTAAAGATGGTACACAATGATGTTAGGTCTAATACTGAGGGACTTGGAAAATTAAAAGGAAAGATTGAGTTGGTAGAGCAAGAATCAAGATTGAAATATCAGGCTATACAAGAGCAGACACAATTAGAGATTAAGAATCTCGCAAGAAGCGTAGCTGAGCTATCAGACGCAGTTAAACAATTAATTATAAATAGATAATGGCACCTGCAAAATTTATTGGCGAGCTTTTCAAGTCTCGTGACACAATGCACATCGCACACCTTCAGACGACATCATTCGCTGAGCACAAAGCTTTAAACGCTTACTATGACAAAATCCTTGATCTTACTGACTCATTTACTGAGAAGTACTTTGGATCAACTAAGCGTGTAGAGCTTATCATCCCTGAGTCACGTAATGAGAGTGCTATGGCACATATGCAACGTATGAAAGGTATGATTGAGGCTGAGCGTGATAACTACTCAACTGATCTTCAGAATATCATGGATGAGATGCTTGGTCTTGTGCATGAGACAATGTACTTATTAACACTAGTATAGTGAAAACATTCTTTGTTCAGATATTTACTGACGAGTCAGGTGTATACTCATCTAAAAGACTCGTTGGTATTCTCTGTTCATTGGCACTAATAACAGCCCTGATTGTTGATGCATTTACGGCTCACAAGTTCCAGGCTTCAAGCTCAATTGTAGATGCTGTAGCATTGCTTGCATTTGGCTCGTTAGGATTGACCTCAATTGATAAGTGGACTAAAAAGAAATAATACCATGGTTAGAACTTACACAGATAAAGAGCTTATTGAGAAAGTAAAGTCTTTAGGTAACTTCAAAGAAATACCAAGTGGGTATTGGTTACTTGGTGTAAGATCAAAAGAAGATACTGCAAATAAGTTTGATGATAAGATCTATCTATTTAAGGGCGAAGAATTTATTGTTGTCACATCGGCAACAACGAATCCGGGCACGCCTACACTCAAGCAATTTGAGAAGGTCAATAGAGATGGAGCAGCAGTTCTTGTCGCAGACAGATGGTATTATAATGTATGGAAGTATGGAAAGCATAACGGAAAGGTTGAAGCGCTCCTACAGCTTGGAAACAAAGTACAAGTATACAGAGATACCGACAAGGATAACCAATCAGAAGAGCAAGGAAAGCTTCAGGAAGGTCATTTCGGAATCAATTTCCACCCAAACACCTACGACCTAAGTAAAGCATCAGGTGATACTATCGGATGGTGGAGCGCCGGATGCCAGGTTGTAAATAATGTTGAGAAGTATAAGCAAATGATCAAGTTGCTAAAGACTGAGAAGTTGGTTAGCTATTGTCTATTAAACGAGTTCTGATGAGAAATAAATTAGCAGGTACAAAGCAAGGTACTTCAAAAAGCGCAAAGTATTATCAGGAGAATCCTGACGCTCGTAAGAAGAAGAAAGCTTACGATACTGAATACCACTCTACTGACAGTCGCCGTGAGTATCGCTCTGAACTAAATAAAGTAAACAGAGAGAAAGGCACCTATGGTAATGGTGATGGTAAAGATGCTGCACATACATCAAAGACCAAAACACGTATGCAGTCACAATCTAAAAACAGAGCGGATAAGAAGCGCTCATTTTTCAAATGATGAGAAGAGTAGCTCTCATTTTTATTACATTGCACCTATTATTCTCGTGCTCTGTAAATTACCACCTCAAAAAAGCAATCAAGAAAGGTTACAGATGCGATGAGGTTGCCGATACTATTCAGATAACTTCGATAGACTCAATTCCGTACATTGTAAACGACTCAATTGTATGGGAGAAGATAGTAGTCCAAAAAGATACAATCGTTCGTTACAAGACATCTTTTGTGCCTAGAACGAGATATGAAATACGTTTTGATAACAAGCGCTTCAAAGATAGCGTGAAGTATATACAAAAAGTATACTCTGACAGCTTAGATGCTGCAATAAAAATCAATAAACAAGATAATAAAGCTGTCATCAAGACAAAGAAGAAGGGACCTAATCTCTTTCTACTTGGATTCATTGCAGGTATATTCTCTGTAATTCTAGTTAGATATGCAATTAATCAAACACTCAAAAAATATACATGAGCTCATTGTAAATGACTCAGATGAAGTAAAGATAGCTATGCTATCAGATATCCATTGGGACAACCCTAAATGTGATTGGGACCTACTTCAAGCCCATATGGACTACTTCAAAAAGCACAGTATTCCTGTGATGATAAACGGAGATATGTTCTGCCTTATGCAGGGACGCGGAGATAATCGCCGCAACAAGTCCGACATTCGTCCTGAGCATAACAACTTCAGATACCTTGACTCAATTGTTGAGACTGCTGTTGAGTGGTGGACACCATACGCAGACATACTTACTGTTATTGGTTATGGTAATCATGAGACAGGTGTTATCAAGTGGCAGGAGACTGACATATTACAGCGATTTGTAGACCTACTTAATTTGAAGACAGGATCTCAAGTTCAAACAGGAGGATATGGTGGTTGGCTCATCATCAAAGCTGGCACTAGAATTATTACCACAACAAAAATTAAATACTTCCACGGGTCAGGTGGAGGTGGTGTCGTTACCAAGGGGGCGCTCAATTTGACAAGAGCTCTTGAGATGTACGAGGACTTTGATGTGTTCTCAATGGGGCACATCCACGAGAATGCTTCACGTAATGATGTACGTGATTCGATTTTGCACCACCCTAGTAATGGTTACTATATGAAGCATCGTCAGATTCATATGATGCTGACAGGTACCTATAAGGAAGAGTATGAGGATGGTCATCACGGTTGGCACGTAGAGCGTGGAGCTCCACCAAAACCAATTGGTGGTCGTATCTTGACAATAAAAAATGTGAGGACACTTAAAGATGGTTCAGACAGAACTGAAAAGGTAATTGACTCAAGCAAAATAGTAATCTAATAAATTGTATCTTTGTAAAAATTAAATGAAATGAAAGTAGAAAAATTTTTGACACAAGAAGAGTTGGAGAAAACTCAGGCAATGCACAGTGACTTCAACAAATTAAAAATGCAGCTTGGCGATGTTGAGCTACAAAAGCAAGGAATCTTAAAGCAGGTTGATATGCTTAAGAGTTTTTTTGCAGAACATGAAAAAGAACTAATGACCAAGTACGGTGAGGATGCTGTAATTAACATGCAAACCGGAGAGGTCACAAAAAAATAAGACATGGGAAAGATTAGTGGATATGCAGTTGATTCAACTCCTAACTTAGGGGATAAAGTTATTGGTACTGATGTGGATAATTTAGATGCCACAAAGAACTTTACCATTGGACAGATTTTATCTCTTGGAGGCACATCAGGTCTACTTGTGCCATATACAGGTGCAATAGCTCATGTTGATTTAGGAGTGCATGATATTTCCGCTAACTCGTTCATTAAACTAGGTGGGACTTCAGCTCAGTTCTTGAAGGCTGATGGATCAGTAGATTCAACTACATATGCTACAGCTGCATCAGTTAGCGCATTGACTCCTTACTATGGAAGTTTCTTTGATACAACTACTCAAACTGCTCTAGCTGCAAATACTGCTTACGCTATTAAGTTAAACGGTACTTTTGGAGCTGAAACAAATGGTTTATCTGTAGCTTTAGATACATTTGGTAATAAGACTCTTATCAAGGCTACTCATGCAGGTGTATACAACATTGCATTCTCAGCTCAATTAAGACGTGGTACCGGAGGTTCTTCTGAGACAATTGATTTTTGGTTGAGAAGAGATGGTGTAAATGTTCCGTATACTAATACAGCTGTGTCGGTTCAAGCTAATGCCGGACTATTAGTTGCTGCTTGGAATTTCTTCATTCAGATGGATGCAGGAACAGAGGTTCAGCTAATGTGGTCAACTACATCAACTGCTATTGAAATTCATTATGCAGGAGCTACAGGCATTCATCCTGAGACACCATCTGTCCTCCTCACTGTAAACAAAGTTGGTTAATGTATATTAGGAAGATATCTGTTGGACCCGACTACAAGGGTGGCGCAATGCACTACATCGTAGGTCAAAAGGTCTTGAATGATACCCAAGAGATTCATCTCATTAAGTATGATGATGATAGGATGTCAATTAAGATTTACATTGAAAACGATAAAGGTGAGGTCGTCCTTTGGAAAGAGTTTAACAATACCGTTCCTGTCGCAATCGAATATAATGTAAATATCTAATGCAATCTCCATTTTACTTTATAGTAAAGCCAAGAGAGGGAAAAAGATACAACAATACAAAAGAAATAGGGGGAATTGATTTAATTGTCAATACTTCTGAAGAAGACTTTAGGTTCTCAAATAGAGAGGCTGATGTTGTTGAGCTACCCATTGGCTACAAAGGACCTATCAAGGTAGGTGACAAACTACTTGTGCATCACAATGTATTCAAGTTCTATAATGATATGAAAGGGCGCCGTAAGAGCGGCAAAAGCTTTTTCAAAGAAGACCTATTCTTTATTGACGATGAGCAGTTCTTTATGTTCCATAATGGAACAGATTGGCAGGCTTATGACAGGTATTGCTTTGTAAAGCCAATAAAGCCTGAGGAGTCATTTATTTACAAGCCAATTGAGGAAGAACCGCTAATGGGTGTAATGGTATACCCTAATGAGTACTTGATGTCAAAAGGCATAAAAGCTGGAGATAAAGTATGCTTTAAGCCTGACAGCGAGTATGAGTTTATTGTGGATGAGGAGAAGTTGTATAGGATATATGACCATCAAATAACAATTAAGCTATGACACCAAAAGAACTACGACACAAGATTATTGAGGCCGGTTACAAGGCTGTTGAGCAATTGATCAAAGTTGCCAAAGAAGATATCATCAAGATTGATTCTGAAGATGATTTGGCTGCAGATAAATTAAAGAATGCTGCTGCGTCAAAACGATTGGCTATATTTGATGCATTCGACATATTAAATAGAATTGAAGCTGAGAAAGCTAGTTTAGAGGAGGTAACAAATGAGTCAGCAAAACTTGACACTAAGCAGGGATTCGCAGAGCGAAGAGCTAAATAAGCTTTATCGCATTGCTAATGATCACATTCACAAGAAAGCCCGTGATCAAAAGAATCGCAACTATAGTTGGCAATATGGTTACAATGACCAATATGACCTAATCGTCATATCAAAGACAGGTCAGATAGGTGACATATACCACATAAATGGGCTTCATATTGCACTTCCTCTTGCTCCTGATAACTGCGATAGGAGAAGTGACAAAGCTTCTGAGCAGTATTGGGACAGGGTTGATATCCCTAAGCAACTTGCTAGAATTCAGTCAATCTTCCAATGGCACGAGATGCCTAAAGAGTTCAAGGCTAATTACGTTGACTACATTGAGAAAGAGTTTGACCGTAGAGATCATGGGCATTGGTTTATGAACAATGGCAAGCCTACCTATATCACAGGGTCGCACTATATGTACCTGCAGTGGTCTAAGATTGACATCGGTTACCCTGACTTCCGTGAGGCCAATAGGATTTTCTTTATATTTTGGGAAGCCTGCAAGGCTGACACGAGATCATTTGGTATGGTGTACCTAAAGATACGCCGTTCAGGTTTCTCATTTATGTCATCGTCAGAATGTGTAAATATTGCAACTCTCGCTAAAGATGCAAGGGTTGGTATCTTGTCAAAGACAGGTTCCGATGCTAAGAAGATGTTTACTGACAAGGTTGTACCTATCAACAGTAACTTACCTTTCTTCTTCAAGCCTGTAATGGACGGTATGGATAAGCCAAAGACTGAGCTTGCATATCGAGTACCTGCATCTAAGATTACAAAGAAGAATATGCACGACATTGACGAGGAAGGTGTAGATGGACTTGATACGACAATTGACTGGAAAAACACTGACGAAAACTCATACGATGGTGAGAAATTATTGTTCTTAGCGCACGATGAGAGCGCCAAGTGGGTAAAGCCTAACAACATCCTAAACAATTGGCGTGTAACAAAGACGTGTTTGCGTTTGGGTAGTAAGATTATTGGTAAGTGCATGATGGGGTCTACCTCAAATGCATTGAGCAAAGGTGGTCAGAACTACAAGGATTTGTATGAGGACTCAAGACCTAATACTCGCAATGCCAATGGTCA